CATTAAAATGAATGGACATTCGTGGGAAGGTGAAATCACATACGGTGGGCAATCTTTTGGAGTTCACAATCCTGTCGATTATGCTGAATTCGAACGTGAGCGCGAAGGTGGTCACGATTTCTTGGCACCAGCTATCGGATTAAGTCGTGAATACGTTGCGGCTATGAATAAGTTCTTGGAGGGATAATGGCAGAAGTATTGCAAGCAGCAGCTACTAAATATCTGCTAGGCGTCCCAGAGGTTGTTAATTCTGTGGGTAAGTTTCCAGTTTCACTAAAACCATTCATTTTCAGAGATGAGATTCTAGTAAACTTAGAAGATGGTCAATACAGTGCTGTTAGCGCTATTGTTGTTGAAGATGGTGGTCCTTTAGCCGTCACTACACTAACCAGATTTAGAGCACGTAGATTACGTATTACTATCTGGGCTAACGGTATCAGAGATGGCCAAGGAAACCTTACTAACCCAGCATCTGTTGAAGACAAGATTAATGATACCTTCTTAGTGCTTGATAAGTATATGCACAGGACAGATCCACAGCCAGTTGTGTGGAACACTTTTCCAACCATTCACTGTGACAGAATAGGTGACATCAGCGAACCTGTAGGTGTTACTGATGGTGATGGAATCAAGATTGCCACTGTAACCTACGCTGTATTTTTCTAACCGATAATACCTTTAGCGACTAGATCCCAGGAGGATAAATGCTAAAGGTATTACTCAAGGCTCCCATGTCTGTATACACAGGTTATGGTAATGATGGCATTGGTATTGCTAGAGCCTTAATTCGCAACGGTGCAGATGTCTATCTAGCACCAACACATTTGGATGCTCCGCTTCCAGAAGATATTGCTATGCTTCTGACAAAGCGTCTTGTAGCTCCTTTTGATTTGATGATTCACCATGTAGATCCGGCTCAACTTGGTCTAAAGCCAGAAGAGCGCAAAGGTTCAAAGGTTACTGTAGGTTGGACCATGTGGGAATATACCAACCTTAACAACCTGCCAGGCAAGTCTAAGCTGCGTAAGGCTTTAAAGAATTATGATCTGGTATTAGGTTATGACTCTGTAACCGAAGAATGCTTTAAGCCCTATGTTACTAAGAAATCTACAACTGTAGGTGTACTGCAAGGTGGCTTTTTGCCTGAGAATTGGCCTAAGCGAGAAAGAGATTGGTTTACTACTCGCTTTGGTTTTGCTATGTGCGGAGTCCTCAACGATCGTAAAGACCCGTTCGTTTCTATTATGGCCTTTAAGGAACTTAAGGAAGAATTTCCTGAAGAGTTCGAACCAGCCGAGTTACATCTCAAGACAAGCGCACCAGGACTTCATTCAATGATGGAGCAGTGGGTGCCTAAACTACGTGTGCATTACGCATCCTGGCCTGAGGATCTTCTAAAAGAATTCTATGCAACACAGCATGTGTTGCTCGCACCCTCTCGTGGTGAAGGTAAAAATATGCCAGCACTAGAGTTTCAGGCGATGGGTGGTGCAGTTGTAGCCACTAACTGGGGCGGGCACACTGGTTGGCTTTCTTCAGAGTATGCATACCCTCTAAATTATAAATTAATGCCACTAGATGATAATCCTACTGTTTCTAATGCTAGAGCCGATAAAGACCATATGAAAGCCCTGATGCTTCATACATTTAGAAATAGGGCTGAAGTTAAAAAGAAGGCCGACCTAGCGGCAGAAATCATTCCCCAAATGATGAGTTGGGATAATGTTATTCAGAGACTTTACGCTAAAGTGGCAGAGTTAGTTCCTGGCGAAGGCACTAAAATCTTACAGAAGGCATTGATGTCAGGAGTTACTAATGAATGAATTTAAATTTCCTGAAGCTAGCATAGAAGTAAGGTGTCCTGGCAGATTCAAGAAGCTATTTCTTGTTCTAAAGCAGGAGCACATGCCACAATCTGGCATGTATATGGAAATCGCCTGCGCTGACTGTGCTAAAGACGCAAGGAAGAATGATCCTCACGTACTTAGAGCTTTACACTACTATGATACGTCAGGCAAATGTGTACATACTAGATTAGTATTAGATGACGAATAATATTGCCGATGATATTAGAAGAATAGTAGAGGGCTAGGTTTCCCTCTCAAGTCCAATGGACAGGAAGGGAAAGACAGTGGCAGGCACAACTTTCGAAGGCTTTTCAATTAGCCATGCAGCCATCTTAAATGGCTCAACTGGTGTTGAGGAAGAGTTCGGCGACATCTACGGCGTACGCTCAGGTACTATCGCTGCTGACACAGGTAACTACGATAACACAGGTGACGACTACGTTTTGTCATCATGGTTCTGGCTTAACTTCGCCACAGTTACCATTGAAGCAGGATATCTACCATTCAAGACCATTTCGCTCCTATCAGGTGCTTCACTTGTTTCATCTGGTTCAGGTGCAGGAACTACTTATGAGATGGGTCTATGGGAAGAAGATTCCGTAAATCAGCCAACTCGCCCAATGCTTATTCGCGTACCATCAAAGGACAGCGATGGCGCAATTAGGGTAATGGACTTCTTATTGTACAAGGTTCAGTTTGGACCTATTAACTTTACAGGTCCTTCATACAAGTCCGGCCTATTGCTTAACTACACAGGTCGAGCAGTTATTTCAGATAAGAACGAAAAGGGCGTAGCACTAGGTAAGCGTGCCATTGGCCGTATTGTTAACCGCTCCGTCTAATATTCAAAAAACTTAAGTCCAAGTAGTCCAGGAGACAATAATGGCAAAGAAAGTAGATGTAGAAGTAATCATTGACGAGGGTGAGCTAGTTACCCTACAGTCCGGCTTGCAAGTAACAATTCAGCCGTTGAAATCACGTCAATTCTTCAAGCTTCTCCGTATCATCACCCACGGTGCTGGCGGAATGCTTCTTAATGTAAAATTCTCAGGTGAAGATACCCCTGAAGAATTTGGTGCAAAACTATTAGCTCTAGTAGGTTTTGCTATTCCTGATGCTGAAGAGGAAGTAATTGACTTCCTCCAGTCCATGGTACAGGCCGCTGGGGTTAAAGAAGGTCGTACCTTAAGCAAGGAAGATCGAGCTACCAATAAGGAATTAACTGATGCTCTTCTCGATGAGCTATATAATCCTGAATTGGAAGACCTTGTTACTTTGGTCGAAGCTATTGTTACCCGAGAGGCTGAAGATCTTCAAGCCTTGGGAAAACGACTAATGGCGATGTTCGACCTAGCGAAGAAGACAGGTCAGGTTCCAGCAGAGATGACAACAGAGCCAGAAGCACCAGTCGAGTAGTTCCTGAAATACCAGGAATAGATCTTGTTGGAAGTATTGCACGAGCGTTTGACCTCATTTCCTCAGAATATGGCTGGGACGATGAGGTCATTCTCAATAAAACACTTCGTAGAATTAGACAGATTATTGCTGTAATCACAGAGCGTAGACAACTATTAAGCAGGGAAACCAGGTTAATAGCATCTTGGCAAACAAGAAGTCTAGCTATGGTTATGGCAGCAGGTGCAGCTAGTCCTAGTGAGGACTTAATGAAGTTTGCTGCTAACTTGACGATAGATAATGAAGAGCGTGAGCTGTTCAGTGAACCAGGATATGTCCCAGTAAAGCAAGATCCTAAAGTACCTGTTAATGCCAATACTCAAGAAGCCGCAGCAAAGAAGAATTTCGAAGCAGCGGCAGATAGGAATAGCTCGGAGATTCTACAGATGTTTGGCCAAGGCTTAGAGAAAGGCAAGCCTGGTCACGATTAAACTAACCTTGGAGGTAGCGCGATGACATCACCAACTGGTGGCTCAGAGCATATTTCTCGTTATCGCGCCCTCGGAGAATTCGATAACCTTATTCGTGAAGCTGAAAGAGCTAGGCGTGCTATCCGCGAATTGCGTGAAGAAGAAGCAAAGCTTAATGCTCAATCTTTAGCTGACGACAAGAAGGTAGCAGCCTCAAAGGCTGATCGAGCAAAGTCTGAAAAGGAAGCCTCAGAATCTACTAAGAGATCTGTAGGTGAACTTACCAAGGCTAAGGAAGCCGCTGGTAAATCAGGCGAGGATGCCGCTACTGCATTTAATAAGAGGTTCGGTTCTAAACTAGAGCAGGACTCTGAGGTA